TGAACACCAACAAGCTCGTTAGCGATAACAGAAGGCATAACCCTTCTAATTAACGGTAACATTACTTTGTTTAAAGTTGCTACTGATCCTGCACCTGTGGCGCCTGCTGTTGCGGCCTCTGACAAATGTCTTTTTGTATTTTCGAGGACAACATCTAAAGAAGATTTTCTGTTTCCAGAAAGACCTTCTAACAAAGCGTCTTTAGTTGCTGACCAGTTGCTTTCAAATAAGTCTGCCATTTCTAACTCCTATTAATTTATTGAAAGTCCGGCTAATTTACGAATCATGTCAATTTCTACAACATCATCCGCACTTTTGTCATCGGCTTCTGTAATTACAGCCGCCTTATTACCAGTGTGCTCACTAGTAACTGATTCTGACAATGTCTTCTTCGCTCTTGGTGCTTCTCCATCTAGAACTGAAGGTAAGTACTTGTTAAAGGACTCTTCCAGTTTTTCAGTTTTAACACTTTCAAGTAAATCTGACATAATTTCTTTCTTTTCTTTACCCAATGGGGCCATCAATTCGTTTAGTTTTTCCTTTCTTTCGAAACGATCTTCTGAAACTCTTAACTTAGATTCAACTAATTTAGTTGCTTCTTCTTTCTCAGCAATCGCTTGTTGAGATTCGTTAAGTTGATTTTGCAATTGAGCTACCTGTTTTTGTATTTTCTTGATTTCCTTTGCTTCATTGAGATAACTTACGCCATACTCATTTGCAAATGCTTCAAAAATTCTTCGACCGAAATCGTTTTCACGTGCCTTAGTAATATCTTCACGGAAAGATTTGACTTCATTAGTAATTACGCCATTGACAACGCCTTCGACTTTGTCTGCCGCTTTCTTAATGAAATCTTTCTTGGCTTCTGCTAATTGCTTCTTGCCTTCTCTTACCATTTTGACTTTTTGCTCCACTAAGCCTTTTTTGTCTTCGTGGAATTCAGATAGTTCATTTGCAAGTTGCTCTGCAACAAAATTATCTAATTTAGTTACATGTTCACTTGTTCTTGCTCTATCTGCTCTAAGTTCCTTAACTTCTTTAGCAACCATTTCAGTTACAAATTTGTCAAGTACTTTGGCATGCTCACTAATGGCTTTCGTGTACTTCACTCGATCATTTGCAAGGGCCGTTTTTTCTGCAACAATTTCAGAAATTTCTGCTTCTACTTTTTCTGAGATAAAGTTGTCAACTGCTTCTACGATTTGACCTTTGTCATGTTCGTATCGCTGTGCAAACTCTTCTCTAAGTTCCGCAGTAAGTTCTTCTCTTGCTTCAGAAATTTTACCTTCCCATGCTTCTTGAAGAGCAGATTTAACATCTTCTGTTAATTCTGCGTTCTCAAGTAGTTCTGTAAAATTCACTGCCATAGTAGTCTCCTACTTATATTTTTAAATCATTGATGAATTTAGTGATTTCATTCATCAAGTGTTTTTCTGCACTTTTATCGTGTGTTAATGCAGAAGCGGTCTCAAACATCTGAGCTCCGCCACGCATATTAAATAAACTTTCATATATAGATTTTGGATAGGCATCAGGGGCACTTGGTTGTGCCACAATGTCCACTGTTACAATATCAAAGTCGCTTACTTGTCCACTTCCGTCAACATTTCCGCTACCTCTACTGCTTACGCCAAGTTTAGCACCTGCTTTTAATAATGCTCTTGCAATATTACCCATCGGTGTTTCTATAATTTTAAGTTTGCCCAAACCGTTTGAATCATCATAAGTCATATCCTGAATAATGTGACTCACACGGTCTAAATTTATTTGTAATTCTTCAGGGTGATCTAACTCACCCATCACAGTCTCGCCTTTAGCAAGACGTTCTTTTACACTATCAACGGCCTTTTTAATTTCATCTTTGGGATATACTCTACCGTTTTGGTTTTTTACATCACCTTGTATGAATAAACCCTGCATATATAAGTCTTTACCATCTTTAGATTCCATAATCTGGACGTTAGATGCTTCTGGACTTAGATATTCATATAGTTTATTAGCCATTGTTTACTCCTCAGTAGTAAAAAGACTTACGCCTTTTTAGGTTCAACTTTAATGTTGTCTGATGGTGTGTGATCTTTTGCTGACTCACCTTTGTTGCCTTCGCCGCCGTCTTTTAAAACAACTGCTTTAGTTTTACCGTCTGCGATTTTAGATGGAGCAGGCATTTTCATACCATGTTCGTTATCTGCTTGTCCGCCACTTGGTGCCGCTACATTGTCAGAAAGTTTAGTTGCTTCTTCAACAACTTCGTCTGACTCTTCTGCAACTTCTTCGTCTAAGTCATATTCGACTGATTCTAGGTCCATTTCATCTGGCATTTCAGCATCTAATTCTGCTTCTTCACCGTCTTCCATGTCGCCTTCTTCGTCGTCTGCTAATAATTTTTCAAATTCTGCTTTGAGGTCTTCTAGCTCGTCTTCGATATCATCAACTTTATCTTCTAGGTCTTTATCTTCACCTTCGTCTTCTGCATCAACGTCTAATTCGTCTTCTGCTTCGTCTTCAAATGCACCTTCTTCGTCTGCTGAAATATCATCTGCAAAGTCATTTGATTGATCAATTACTTCATCAACTTCAATTTCTTCTTCGACTGCTTCTTCTTCTGATTCCTCTGCTTCTTCAACAGCCTCTTCCTCAGATTCTTCTGATTCTTCTACTGCTTCTTCTTCTGATTCTTCAGATTCTTCAACTGCTTCTTCTTCGGAAACGTCTTCGTCTAAAACTTTTTCATATTCTGCTCTTGCTTTAGCAACAACATACTCATGAAGAAGTTCTTCCGCTTTTTCGTTTTCTTCGGCTAGTAGTAGTTCAAGAATGTTTTCTAATTGTGTTCTTGATTCTGACATTGTGGTCTCTCCGATTAAATTTTCTTCTGGTGGCTCAGACGTAAGTGTCCAAACTACCCTGTTAAGTACTTATTAGATGTATGTTTATTTGATGTAAAACGGTGTAAAAATGATGTTTTTGGAGCGAAAAGTGTCAAATCGCTTGTTTATGTCTTTATATTTAATGTTTTGACTATAAAACTTAAAAACTAGTTTAAACTAGTCCTCCACCGGCGTCTTGAGACTGATTAGCATACATAACCTTAACAAATTTGTCATGTTCTGATTTCTCTTTAGTTTTAAGATCTCTGACCTTTCTTAATTTGCCTAATTCTTCTAAAGTAAGTTTGGATTTTCTAGTATCCTCTTTACTACGTTTAACAAATTCGTCAAGTTCTGGATTGTAAAATTCTATTAATCTCATTATAAACTACCCGGTCCTCCTGGTGTTATAGGTGGGGTTGGTTCTCCTCCACCTGCATCATCAGTATTTATGCCTTCTTCACCGGCCGTTGGATCTTCCAATGGAATATCTCCTGCTGGTATTTCAAAATTAGGATCTACTGCCATTGGATCATTAGGCCTAATACCTAAGTTTCTTAATTCTGCAGATTTACCATCCTGTGTTTCATATTTGTCATATCCGTTTTCAGATCTCCAGAGCTCTTCGTTTTCTTTTATCTCTTGCTCTGTTAGACCCAAGTATTTTTTAAGTTTAAATTGATTGGATAAGTGAGGGACTGCCGCTACTGTATTATATAACTGAGCACGTTCTGTATCCAATTGTAAGTCTTTATATGTGCTAAAATTAAGTGGTTTATTGAATTCTATATTGAATAATGCACTATCTATATCAATACCACGATGCTTTAAAAACATCTTAAATTCTCTATCTAGGTCTTCTTGTATCTGTCTTTGAAGCCTTTCTACATACTTTGCAAACCTATATTCCTGTATATAAGCAACACCTACTTTACCGTCATTGTATACTGCTGACCCGTCATCAGGCCCTGTAGGTAAGTAAGAACTTGGTATTCTAAGTCCTCTTAATAGTTTATTATTAAAGTATCTTAAGTCATCTATTTGTCCTAAATTCTCTCCGCCTGGTAGTGTATCAACTTTTGAACCTCTACCATCTGCCGTTTGTGCAAAGAAGTAGTCTTCTAACATACTCATTGGGTTATATGCGGCATCTACAACACCACTGCCGTCT